CGGCTCAAGCGAGAGCGGGAGTCCCTGGCCAAAAAGTACGGTGACTATGACGCCTTGAAGCAGAAAACGGATGACTATGAGCGGCAGATCGCAGAGTATAGCAAGTCGCTGGAAGCAGCGAAACAGGCCGCGTCCGCTCATGATCAGGTGGTCACCGAACTGAATGCCAAGCTCAAGGGCTACGAGTCCGCCTCGGTAAAAACGAGAATCGCCCACGAATTTGGCATCCCTTATGAGCTGGCCAGCAGACTGTCCGGCGAGGACGAAGACGCCATCCGCAAGGATGCAGAAACACTCTCTCAGCTGATCGGGCAGCAGGCCCGTCACAAAGCACCACCCCTGCGCTCCACCGAACCACTGAACCTGGAAGGTGACGCCACCAAGGCAGCGCTGAAACGCACGCTGAGAGGATTGGACAAAGGAGAATAATCAGTATGGCAGTATTGAGCAAGAACACCATGTTCGACCCGGTCCTGGTATCGGATTTGATCACCAAGGTGCAGGGGAAATCCAGCCTGGCGGCACTGTCCGCACAGGTTCCCATTCCCTTCAACGGCATGAAGCAGTTCACCTTCAACATGGATAGCGAAATCGACATCGTGGCGGAAAACGGCAAGAAGTCTGCCGGCGGTCTGACCGTGCAGCCTGTCACCGTCATTCCGGTCAAGTTTGAGTACGGTGCCCGTATCTCGGATGAATACTGGATGGCATCCGAAGAGGAAAAACTCGACATCTTGCAGGCATTCAACGATGGCTTCGCCAAGAAGGTGGCGCGTGGCCTGGACTTGGCCGCTTTCCACGGTGTCAACCCCAGAACCGGTAACGCCTCCGCCGTCATCGGCACCAACCATTTTGACAGCAAGGTGACCACAACCGTCACCTATGCCGCCGCAAAGGCAGATGAAAATCTGGAGTCCGCCATCACCGCTGTCCAGGGCGCAAACGGAGAAGTGACCGGCCTGGCTCTGGCCACGTCCTTCGCTTCTGCCCTGGGACAGATCAAAGAGAACGGCGTCACCCAGTACCCTGAATTTCGGTTCGGCGGCCGCCCGTCCGACTTCCACGGACTGAGCTGTGATGTGAACAATACCATCTACGACATGAGCGGCGAAAAGGATTATGCTATCATCGGCGACTTCCTGAACGGCTTCAAGTGGGGTTACGCCAAGGAAATCCCCGTGGAGATCATCCCGTATGGTGACCCGGATAACACCGGCCTAGACCTGAAGGGCAGCAATCAGATCTACATCCGTGCGGAAGTCTATCTGGGCTGGGGCATCCTGTTGCCATCTTCCTTCGCCAGAATTGTGGCAGCCAGCACTCAGTCCGGTGGCGGTTGATGGAGTACCGCAACGTTAAGACCGGCACAGTGATCGACGTGTGTTCTGTTCTCTCTGGCCCGGATTGGGAGGCCATCCTCCCACCAGCACCAGCGGAAGAGACAGAGCCACTCGAAGAGGAAATGCTGGCGCCGAAGAAAACGACGCCCGCCAAAAAGCCGGTTGCCAAGAAAGCAGGTGCGAAAAATGGCGCAAAAGTACGCAAGCCTCAGTGACATCACAACCCTGTGGCGGGTGATGTCTGCGGAAGAAGAGGAACGAGCGGAAGCACTGTTGCCACTGGTTTGCGCCAGCCTGCGGGCAGAAGCGAACAAGGTTGGCAAGGACCTGGATCAGATGATCCAGGAGAACGAAGACCTGGCGGAAGTGGCGAAGTCTGTCACGGTGGACGTGGTTGCCCGCACCCTGATGACTGCAACCAACCAGGAGCCGATGACCCAGATGAGTCAGTCCGCCCTGGGCTACGCCATGTCGGGGACCTTCCTGGTCCCTGGCGGCGGCCTATTTATCAAGAAGTCTGAGCTGGCCAGGCTCGGACTTCGTCGTCAGAGATATGGAGTGATGACGCTTTATGGCGATGATCAAGGGAATTGATGTGATCCTATACGAGAAGGTCAAGACCGGAACGGACGCCTTCCACCAGGACAGCTATCAGGAACGTCCCATCACCGTGCCCAATGTCCTGGTATCGCCCGCATCTTCGGATGACATTGAAACTACCGTGAACCTGACCGGCCGGAAAGCGGTCTATTCCCTGGCCATCCCGAAGACAGACACCCACACCTGGGAAGGTTGCCGGGTGTCCTTTTTCGGCGCGGTGTGGCGTGTGATTGGCCTGCCCCAGGTGGGCATCGAAGCAAATATCCCGTTGGAATGGAATGCAAAGGTGATGGTGGAACGCTATGAGTAAGAAGATCAAGTTTACTTTGGACAAGAACGGTGTTCGTGCCCTGCTCAAGTCGGATGGGATCGCCGCCGTCTGCCAATCCCACGCCAGCAATACCTTGCAGCGCTGTGGGGCCGGTTATGAGATGGAACAGCGAAACTATCCGGAACGAACCGGCTATATCGTGCGGGCAGCCACCTATCAGGCTAAAAAGGACGCCCTGAAGAACAACACTTTGCTGAAGGCGGTGAAGTGATTGATTGAAACCATTGTGCTGGAATACCTGAATCAGGCGCTGGACGTGCCGGCATATATGGAGCGGCCAGAACGACCAACCAAACAGTATGTCCTGCTGGAGCGAACCAGCGGCAGCCAGCGGAACAAAATCTGTTCCGCTACCCTGGCTGTGCAGTCCATCGCCCCTACGCTCTATCAAGCGGCACTGCTGAATGAGGCGGTGAAGGCAGCGATGGAGCAGACAATAACCATGCCGGCCATCAGCAGCGCAAAGCTGGATACCGACTACAACTTCACCGACACGACCACCAGAGAATACCGCTATCAGGCCGTGTATGACCTGACCTATTACCGAGAGGAGGAATGACATGGCAGATGTCAAAAATGTATCTGCTGGCAAGCCGAAAATTGGCGGTGCATTGTACCGTGCTCCGTTGGGGACCACGCTGCCAACCGATGCGAAAACCGCCTTGAATGAAGCATTCAAGGCGCTGGGCTATATCAGCGATGACGGGATGACAAACGAAAACTCTCCGGATTCCAGCAGCGTAAAGGCGTGGGGTGGCGATACCGTCCTGACCTTGCAGGGGGAGAAGCCGGACACTTTCACCGTTAAGCTCATCGAAGCGCTCAACGTAGAAGTGCTCAAAGCCGTCTACGGCGATGATAACGTGACCGGCACCCTGGCAACAGGAATCACAGTGCGAGCAAACAGCAAAGAACTGGAACCCTGCTGCTGGGTATTTGATTTGGCGATGCGGGACGGCGTGTTCAGGCGGATCGTGATCCCCAACGGCAAAGTGTCCGAGCTGGGTGAAATCGCCTACACGGATGAAGACGCGGTAGGGTACGAGATCACCGTGACCGCTATGCCGTCTACGGACATCGAAGGCGACACTCACCGAGAGTACACGAAGGATAAGACAGAATAAGGAGGTTGAATATGATCACAGGAACAACCACATCCGGGTTTGCGTATGAAATCCCGGAATCTGCCCTGGATAATATGGAACTAGTGGACGCCATCTCTGAGTCGGAACAGAATCCGGTGGCACTGTCCACGATTCTTTTTCTTCTCCTGGGCCAGGAGCAGAAAAAGCGTCTCTACGACCATCTGCGCACAGAAACTGGGACGGTACCAGTGGAAGCGGTGAGCACTGCCATTGCGGACATTTTTTCCGGGTGCGGCACAAAAGGAAAAAACTGATCACCCTCGCCGGTATGCTCGCACTGGACGAAAGCGCCCTGATCTGTGATCTGGCGGAGACTTATGGGGTGCTGAATTACAGAGCGTTGCCGGTGAAGTTGCTGGCAACGCTCTGTGCCGGTTTGAGGGACAACAGCCGGATCAAGATGAAATGCAGCGGCATCCGTGCAACGCCGCTGGAATGGATAGTTGCTCATGCAGCGGACAATCTCAGTCTGTTGCGCTGGGGTATGACAGAGGCCGGACAGAAGGGAAAGAATCGCCCTGTCCTGTTCACGGAACTGCTGACTTCCACACAGCCCAAACCGTCCAAATGCAAAGGTTATGACACCGTCGCTGAATTTGAAGCGGCACGAGCGGCGTATTTTAGGAGGTGACCTATGGCAACACAAGTGGGGACTGCCTATGTGCAGATCATCCCATCCGCAAAAGGAATCAAGGGAAAAATCCAAGATGAATTGGGTGGTGGCGCTGAATCTGCCGGCAAGAGCGTAGGTGGCACCCTCGGCAGTACCATCAAGGGTGCCCTGGCCGCCGCCGGTATCGGTGCCGCATTCAGCAAGGCCATCGGAGAAGGTGCTGCGCTGGAGCAGAGCATTGGCGGCATTGAAACGCTGTTTAAGGACAGTTCGGACAAGATGCTGAAATACGCCTCTCAGGCATACAAGACGGCCGGCGTCTCTGCGAACACCTACATGGAGAACGTCACCAGCTTTTCGGCCAGCTTGCTCCAAAGTGTCGGCGGCAACACGGCCAAAGCAGCGGACGCCGCCAACATGGCCATGATCGATATGTCGGACAACGCCAATAAAATGGGCACCAACATCCAAGACATCCAGAACGCCTACCAAGGGTTCTCCAAACAGAACTATACCATGCTGGACAACCTGAAATTAGGCTATGGCGGCACCCAAAAGGAAATGCAGCGTCTGTTGAAGGACGCTCAGAAGATCACCGGGCAGAAGTATGACATCTCCAACCTGAATGACGTCTACAGCGCCATCCATGCTATCCAGGGTAAGCTGGACATCACTGGTACCACAGCCAAAGAAGCAGCATCCACCTTATCCGGTTCGTTTGAATCCATGAAGGCTGCTTTCTCCGACTTCCTGGGGCGCTTGACTTTAGGGCAGGACATCACTCCATCCCTGCAAGCGCTGGTGCAGACCGCATCCACCTACTTTTTCGGCAACCTGATCCCGGCCGTGGGCAACATCGTCAAAGCACTGCCTAGTGCTTTGAAAACCTTTCTGGCAGCGGGGATTCCCACGCTGATCAGCAGCGGCAGTCAGCTCATCGGCGGTCTGATCACTGGCCTACAGAGCGGTGGCCCCAAGCTGTTGGCTTCCGTATCCGGTTCTCTTGACCAAGCAATCGCATGGATCAAAAACACCCTGCCAACCCTGATGGCCACTGGGCAGCAGATGCTTTCCAACCTGGCCACCGGCTTTTTACAGAATGTTCCCACACTGATCACCTCCCTGGGGACCATCATACAGCAGCTATTACAAGCACTTTTGACCGCTGCTCCACAGCTGCTGACTGCGGCATCCCAGTTGGTCAGCCAGATTGCAACCGCTTTTCAACAGAACATCCTCCAAAGCCTGTTGTCCGTCCTAGGACAGCTGGCAATCACCATTGTCCAAAATGCACCTCAAATTCTTGCAGCAGCATTCAATCTGGCACTATCCATTGCCAGCGGCATTCTCAAAGGCATTGGTTCTGTCCTGAGTGCCATCGGCTCCCTGCTGACATCTCTGGGGTCTAAAATTCTGGAATACGCCCCCAGTCTGCTCAGTGCTGGCGGCCGCCTAATCGCAGGTCTGGCCAACGGTATCAGCAACACCGCTTCCTCTGTGTGGAATGCCGCAAAAAGCGTGGCAGAAAAACTTCTGAAGCCCATTGAGACTGTACGGGATAAGATCAAGGGGATTATTGACAAAATCAAAGACTTTTTCAATTTCAAGGTGAATATGCCTAAAATCCCAGTCCCACACTTTGGCATCAGCCCAAGTGGATGGAAAGTTAAAGATTTGCTCAGTGGTTCTATTCCGCACCTCAGTGTCAAATGGTATGCAAAGGGCGGTGTTTTCGACGGTCCTTCTGTGATCGGCGTCGGCGAAGCTGGACCGGAAGCAGTTGTGCCGCTGACAGCTCTGTGGCAGAACTTCACATCCATGGCAGACTCTGTGGTCAACGGCGTTGGGACTATGCTGGCAGCTTCCGGTGGCAACAACACGGGCACGATCCACATCACCCTGAATTTGTGGCCCAACGGACCGAAGGCCGGAGAATGGATCGTCAACACCTATGATGAATACAAGAGGAAAAAAGGAACATGGATCTGACTAAAATCAAACTCAACGGAACAGAGCTGATGAAACCAGAAGCCTTCTCTCCCAAACGAGAGGACGTATACGCCGGCGAATATACCACCTGCCTGGGCGAGATCATTGCTGACCGGATTGGCTGGAAATACTCCGATCTGACTCTGCAATGGGACGCCCTGCCACAGGACATGGTATCCGTGCTGGTCAATATGCAAGGGGTCTGTACGCTGGAGTTTGATGATGTGGATGGTAGTCACGCAGAGAATATCATCCGCTCGTCTACTGTCCAACTCCGGCACCGGCACACCATTCAAGGTGTCACCTGGTGGAAAAACGTGCAGACCGAGGTGATGTTTATCAATGTCCATCATTGACACCCAAAACGGAAAACAGATACGGGACGCCATGGAAGTCCACTGTGGCCTGACAGCCCGGTACACCAAAGCAGACCTATCCATCACCGCGCAGTCCGGGCAGATCGCGGCGGCGGACAGCAA